CAGAACGCCTCACCGGCCCAGTTTGGCCCGGCCCAGAACAGCCCGACCACCATAACCCACTGATAACGACGCATGGCTGACTCCCGGAATCTGGTCCTGCAACTGCTAATTACCGCCAAGACGGAACAGAAGCCGTGCGAGTATGGGAGATAGGGAATGGCCGATAAAAATATGGAGTTACTGCTTCGAATCATCGCACAGGTTGACGGGTTGCGCGATGTTGAAGGACTAAGAAGCTCAGTTGAGTCACTAGATCCGGCATTATCTACCCTGGCGGAACGCGCCAAGGCAGCATTGAATCCGATGGATGGACTGGCGAATAGCGCCAGTAATTTCGGGGACGCAGTTAAAGCCACCACGCAGCCAATGGCTGATTTGGCATCCAATGCGCTCAAAGTCACCAGTGTTGCGGCGGCGCTGGCTACGGCACTCGGCGGGGCGGTTTATCAGGAAGCAAAGAAGTTTGAATCGGCCCAACTGGATTTAAAAAAGGTATTGGGCGGCACTCAGGAAGAGTTGGATATTTATGGACGAAAATTAAATGATTTAGCATTAGAATTTGGAGTCAGCAGTAACGCATTAACCGCCAGCATGGCGGATTTTGTGCAGGCCGGATTTGACGCAGACGCGGCCATAAATCTAGTACGGCAAAGCACAAAATTAAAAGTAGCAGGCGATTTGGAAGCCGCGCAATCAAGCGAATATCTAGTCAGGATGCTAAAAGGATTTGGCGCGGAGGCGAGCGATTCAGCGCGGTTTGTTGATGTATTGAATGCCGTTTCCCAGAAATACGCGACCAACGCAGGCCAGCTTGCCGAGGCCATGAGTCGGGTTGCCCCTATCGCTAAACAGATGGGGTTATCGTTTGAGGAAACCGCCGCTGCAGTAACTCCGATGATTGAGTCATTCGGGTCCGGCGCAGAGGCATCGGAGGCCTTTAAGACTGGCGTCCTAAAACTGATTGATGATGCCAAGCCGGTCAAGGATGCGCTGCAATCGATGGGGATTGCCCAAACGGATTTAAATGGCAATCTGCGTAGCGGAAAGGACATCTTGAATGATGTAATGGTGGCGTTTCAATCCGCAGACCGTACCCAAAAGCTCTATTTGACATCGCAACTGGTCGGGATTGATCAAGCGCCGCGACTGGTTGAAACCTTCGATAATCTCAACAAAGTTTTAGGCGTCCAGGCTGCTGGTCTTGCCGCTGCCGGGAGCGCACAGGAAGAAGTCAATATCCGTCTGCAAAGCGCGGAAACCATCGGAAATCGCACCGCTGAGAGTTTCCGGCAACTGGCTGTGGCGCTTGGGACCAACTACCGGGATGAAGTGAAGGGCGTGATTGACGCCACCGGCGCGTTGGCTCGGGGATTTATTGAAGCCGAGAAAGCCGGATCGATGGACGGGCTGTTTGCGGCGGTCAAGCCGCAGCTTGAGGCGGTTGAAGCCCTGTTCCGGCAAATGGCGGCTAACCTCCCGGCAGCATTCGCACATCTTGATTTTAGCCCGCTGACATCGGCCATTACGGATTTGGGCGGGGAAGTCAGCCAGGCCTTTGCGGCCTTTATGGGCAGTATCGACCTGACGACCGTAGACGGGTTGCGCCAGTTGCTCCAAGGGCTTGCCGATGGCATGGCGGCGCTGATTCGCTTTACCGCCGGCGCATTAGATCAGATGGAGCCGTTCTTTTCGGCAATGGGTAAATCGGCGCAGTTCGCTGCGGAAAACGCTGATTCCATTTCCCGGCTGGCTGGCGAGGTTGCCGGATTCAGCTTTACCGTGAACAAGCTCATTCCCCTGCTGGCGGATATGGCGGCAGGGACGTTTTCGATTATTGGCACTGCCGCCGATGCCGCCTTTTCAATCGGGCTGGTGGTCGGCGCAGTCAAGCTGCTGAATCTGGCGGGTATCTCGGTCTTGCCGCTGCTGGGCAGTTTGGCGGCAGGCATCGGTGGATTGAGCGTAGGCACGGTGACGTTGGGCGCAGCCTTTGCGGGCATCCCTGGGGTGCTGTTAGGGGTGGTCGGAGCCGCCGGGGCCGCCGGTTATGCCGTGGGCAGTGCGGGCGTGGCGATTGCCGATGCGGTTGCACCGTCATGGAGTCTTGGATCGGCGATTTACGATCTCGTCGGGGTGCTGAATCGGGAAAACAGAGAAGCCGAACAAGCCAAGATCGTCAATCAAGAGCTGGCCCGTATCCGCGAAGCGCAAGCCGTCGCCGCTAAAAAACAGACTGAGGCGGAACGGGAAAAAACCCTGGCGATGGAGCGGGAACGCAAGGCGGCAGAGGAAGCAACAACCGCAGCCATCGCCGCTGATGCCGCCAATCGCCAATTAACTGCCAGTTTTCAAGAGGCGGGGCTGATTTGGAATAAAACGACCGGGGAGTTAGTCCGGGTCAGCGATGCGATGAACGGCATCGCTCCTGCATCGCTGACGGTCAAAAACGCCCTGCGGGAATTGGGGGTTGATTACGCGGCCTTCAACGGCGGGATTAGCGAAGGCGCTGAAAAATCGGTCATCGCATTCAAGAAAATAACTGAGGACGTCACCACCAATGCGCCGGTCATTTCATCCGCGCTATTAGCGGCGATCAATAAAGCGCAAACGGTCGGAGATATAGAAGCGATTGGCGCTGCATTTAATAATTTTGCAGCGACCGGAAAACTCAGCGCAGAACAGGTCGCCGCCGCCAATGCGCTGATTGCTGAAAAGCTGACAGCAGTAAAAAACGCCACCGACCCGCTTCTTAAGCTGAATGCCGAATATGTAAAAATAGCTACCGATATGGCGGATAAGGAGATGGGTGTTGCCAAGGCGACTCTCTCTCATCTTAACGCCAGTCTTGAAGTAGCGAAAGCCTCGAAAAATGAATATGAAGCGCGGCGACTGGTCGTTGAAATTGCGACTCAAGAATCGACGATTGCCCAACTCTCCGCAGCACGAAAAAACATCGAAGCCAAAGCAGCGGCGGATGTTTATAAGGCACTGCTTCAAGAGGCGCAACAACGGATGTTGCTTGGCGAATCGCTTACTGACGAAGAGCGCAAACGAATCAGCGTAGCGCAAATCGGAATGCAAACCGCCTCAATTCAAGCTCAGGCTGCGGGGATGGTGGCCGAAGCCGAGCAGAAAAAAGCCGCCGCTATCGCTCTAGGTAGTCTGCAAAACCAACAGAATACTGAATCAACCGCTCAGAATACCGAAGTAGTCCAAAAAAATACTGCCGCGAATCGAGATTCAATCGACATCCTAAAAGCGATGGTGGCGCAGCTCGATAGCGCAAGATCTGAAATGAAAGGGCTGTCGGATACCGCTGAAATCTACTTCGATTTGATGCTGGCCCATGAACTCGATATGAAAGGGTTTGCGGGCGCGTATGATGAAGTGCATCGACAACAAGTTCGGTTTAATGCGGCGGTTAGTGAATCCGACCAGGAACTAGGCAAATTGCGGGCCGGGCTTGAATCCGCAGAGATGGAAGCGACTCGCCTTAAACTGGCGATGATTACATCTGCTAATTCGTTCGCTGCATTTGATATTGCGGTTGCAAAATCGAAGGCTGAAACGATTGCCGCATTTAACGAGCAGGCGATTCGGGCGCTTGAATTAACCAACCGTTATGAGGAGTTTGCCAAGGGCGGCGCAGCGGCGGTGGGCGGGATTACCGTCACCATGAACGAATTAAACGCAGCGACCGGCGAAGCATCCAGCAGCATGAATCTGCTGGATAAGCAACGGCTCGACCAGTTGAATAGCGCGATTGAAGCCGCCAATGCCAAACTCCAGGAAATGCAGAACGAGGCCGAGGATGCCCGGCTGGCCCTGGCCGAAATGAATGCCGAGTTACTGGCCGAGCAGGGCAATACCGCTGCGGCGGATCGGTTGAAATTGCAGATTGAACGGTCGCAACGCCTCGCTGAACTGGAACAGAAACGTCTTGAAGCCGAGGCGACCGGCAATAAAGCCGCAGCTGCGGATTATGCGCGAATGATTGGATTGCTGGATGATGTGATTGCCGCCAAGAGTAAAAACCTTGAGGCGGAAATCGCCGGCAACGACAAGACCACCAAGACCAATCAGGCGGCCATCACTCAGGCCGGGGAACTGGCGACCGCTCTGGAACGCAGCGCCTCCGCTGCTAAGACGCTCAACAGCGTTCCGTTGGATGGTCTACTCGGTAATCTGAATCAAGTCGGCGAATCCGTGAACCGCTTACGGAGCGCCCTGTAATGGCGACTCTTACCGAGCAACTCGCTGGCCTCAATACTATCCCCCTCGACAAGCTACAGGCCCGAATTGATGCGCTGCGGGCGCAAGCCGAAGCCGATTTTAAACGGGCGACATCGACTGACAAGACAGCAACGAAAGAAGATATTGCCAAGGCCGCGCAATCAGCCGGGCTTTCCATTGAAGATTTTATTGCGGCTCTGGAAAGAGCCAAGAAAACAGGATTGATTTGACATGGCTATTACCATTGATTCACTGAAATTCTTTGCTTCGGAGCGGATGTCGGATAATTCAGACGGAGGCGGAAGGAAAAGCGCCACGGAGATTGTCTCCGGGGTCGAGAATAGTATCTTCGATGACGTGAGCGACGTGGATCGGGCCGTGGGAGACTGCTCAGTACGGAAAGCATACGCCCAAGTAAATTCAAACGATACCGACAAGTATCTCGATTCCGGCGTGGTGGTCTTCAAAGAACCGGCAGATCCAAATATCAGCGTATTATTGACTTCGACAGGAAGTTTCTATGATGAGCGTGCGGATATTCAGGAATACTTGGAAACCTACATGGTGCGAGGCCCGCGCTCCCCGTATTTCCTATTCGAGACTCAGGTTGCAGGTGCTCGGGCCATTACTATTTTTTGCAAGGAGGAAGACGAGTCTCCCGGCGTCAACGTCACTATGCAGTTAATTGAATATACATCAACCGCACAAACAACCGAATCCTATAGTCAGTATGTGCGTTTCATTCGGGTCATCAATAATGAAATGCAAACATTCATTACATCTGCACAGGATGGTTCTTTTACTCGTCGCGTTATTACGATGGAGATTTCAGAACCACTTAGGTACGCATTTCATGGGAACGCCATTAGTCGTTATGACAACCTATCTCCATTAGCGTTGCTTTATTCCTGCGTCGTTGCGGATGCGGCGCGGTATTACGGAGTTCGCCCGCTGACTGCTCAGGCTGTAACCGGAGATCTGGCGATTTATGCCGACACGATTTACGGGCGCATCGTCCCAACATCGCAAGTGGAAACGCCGATTCTTGATGCTAACGGGGCGGCGGAAAAGACGTTTGCAGTCCCTGCCAGCAGCAGCACGATCAGCTTCACTACTGGCGACACCTTTAGCCCTAACTTCACGCTGTATATCGGGCGGGCTGTTATTCCCGGATCGCTATCAATTTCAGTGTCAGGCGGAACGCTGGTTGACGATGGCGGGCAGTTAAAATCGGGGGCGACCGCAATCGGAACGGTGAACTATACGGATGGAACGGTCGTTTTTTCCTCAATCTCTCCAACCTACACAGGCTCAAAAACCGTCACTTTTCAACCTGCCGCCCCACTGAACCAATCCAGCAATTCATTCGGGATTCCGATTACTGAGTCCACTCGGTTTCGTACCTATGTCGCCAATCTAAAGCCGACTCCGAACGCTGGAACTTTGGTGGTTGATTACATGAGTATGGGCAACTGGTATCGACTGCGCGATAGCGGTAACGGGATTTTGGTGGGGGCGGCAGAAAGTTATGGGGCTGGAACGCTGAATATCACGACAGGCAGCGTATCCGTTACTCTAGGAGCCTATCCTGATTTATATAGCTATATCATTTTTACCTACAACACAGCGCCTAACGCAAGGGTGCTGACTGGTTCCGAAGAAATTACCATTACATTATCAATGCCATACAATCCACACATGATAATGGAGACTGCGGTATTGACTTGGGATACGAACTCGTTATCTAGCGATGCTAGAGGAGTTTTAACAGGAACCGGAGGATCTGCCCAAATAACGAATGGAGGGATAATGTTGAAACCGACCGTTATTCCATCACCAAGCACGGTATACACCCTAACTTTTGATCGTTACTGGCTAGATGGTTCCAATCTTGTAGAAACATTTACTCCTACAGCGGATGAGGATGGAGTAATCAGTCTATCGCTTGGCGCTTCCAACATTCATGGCGAATCCGTTAAGGTCGGTTTTGTTAGTAATGATGCAGTGGGTTCTGAATACACGACAGCCATTGCTAACGCTGATGGAACCGGCTGGATTGATTTTGCAGGAACTATAGACGCAGTCACAGGGACACTCGTTCTTAATACGTCTATGAGCAAAAGCAGAATCGAAAACCATGAGGTAACAACATACAACACATATTCCTACGAGGTTTGGAATGATATATTGAACGCCTTTGTTGTGATTACAAACGTAGGAGAATCAATCTCATACGAACAGGTAGTAGTCCCTTATGCATCAAAAATAAGGGGTGGCACAACTGTTTCAGTCGGTTATTCAATTGATAATTCTGTAATTACTGAGTCGCTACAACTTACCGGAACCGACAAACTTAGATTTTCGTTATCGCCCGGCACTGGGGAATCAATAGTAAAAGGCGGGCTTCAGTTGACTATTGGCGGTAATACATACAAGGACGTGGACGGGCGAATGGTTTCTGGGTTTGACTCATCAACAAATTCCAGCACTGACGCGGGAAGTATTGATTATACGACCGGCGCTATTGAATTGACCGATTGGCAGAGTGCCGCGAACAGCGTAAATATCGCTGCCAGATCGCTTAGAATTGCCGGAGTTCCGTCATCTTATGCGATATTTAGAACGCCATCATCTCCGGTGGCGGTCGGCAGTTTTAGTTTTCGGGTTAATCTATTCAGAGATGCAGGAACGTCAGTCGTCTTGGAGGCTACAGCGGATGCGTCCGGCGCAATATCCGGCAGTGTTACCCATCCAGATTTATTGATTACTATCAATGCGTATGGGCGCTTCGATTACCAGAATGGTGTCGCTCAGACTTTCTTTGGTCATTATCTAACAGCGGCGGGGAATGAGAATGAGCCGTGGTATAACGAGGACGCTGTTAATGGTGATGGGGATATTTTGTTCCCGGTTTCGGTCGAACTCAGTTCATTGCTTTATAACTGCGTAACCTACACCTCGCTTCCGCTTGATTCCAGCATCATTGGATTAGACCCCGTGAGATTGCCTGCGGACGGGAGAGTGCCGTTATTCCGCGATGGACAGTTGGTGCTGGTGCATCACACTACCAGCGTCAATCATAGTTCACTCAGTCCAACTCAAGTGATTGACTGCGGGCGAGTTAGACTCTATCGAGTGACGATTGAAGATGTGAATGGAGTCAATCTCTCGCCTGAACAGTACACGCTAAATCGGGAGTTGGGTACAGTCACAATGAAGCCGACCCTGGATTTAACCGGACTGACTGCGCCATTCACCCTGCATCATACCGTGGCTGATTTATCGGCTATTTCCGATGCCGATTTGTCAGGGAAAATCAGTCTGTCTAAAGCGGTGTCCCATACCTTTCCAGCCAACACGTCAAAACTATCTGGAGTGCTGTATGCCGGAACCTTGCAAGCACGAATAACCAAGCTGTTTGCACAAAGCACCTGGACATCGGTTTGGCAAGATTCTCTAATTGGTACGGAACCGCTGGCTCAATTCAACGATGCGCAGTATCCGATTCAACTCACGAATGCAGGCGCGTATCCAGACCGGATTCTGATTAAATTCACCTCGGCGACTGCCTTTCAAGTCATTGGCGAAAACCTTGGCTTGATTGGAATTGGCGATACTAGTACCGATTGCAGTCCATTAAATAGCCTGACCGGAGTCGCTTACTTCACCATCCCCTATTTAGGATGGGGCTTGGGTTGGGCCACTGGAAACTGCCTGCGCTTCAACGTGATTTCAGCCGCTTATCCGATTGACCTGATTCGGGCGATTCAGCCGAGCGATCCTAGTGGATTGGATGCGGATTCTGTGCAGCTTCTTCTCATCGGGAATATTGACGCATGAGTAATTCAGTCAAGGTTTTTGCTTCAACCGATTCCGGCGCTCCGGTATTATCCGGCACTGCCGGGGCGCTGATTGCTGTCCTCGATGCCTGCCTGCAAAACGGCTATGGAGAGGTCACGATAGATTCGCTGGTGGTCGCATCAAACGTTGCTACGGTCACGGATTCAACCGGACATGGCTTCACGATGCTCGGCGCAGTGGGGCCAGTGGTGCGAATCAGCGGAGCCACGCCTGCGGGGTTGAATGGCGACTGGCGGGTTACGGTCGTCAGCGCCACTCAATTCACCTTCACGACTTCTGGAATTACTGACCAGACCGCGAGTGGAACTATCGTTGTCAAGCGAGCGCCTGCGGGATTCACGAAGGCATTTAGCGGTACGAATCTGGCGGCCTATCGCAGTGATGATGTGACCGGGACGCGGCTGTATTTGCGAGTGGATGATACGGCTTATGATTATGCGGCGCTGACTGGTTATGAAGTAATGACTGGAATCAGTACCGGAACCGGACTATTCCCAAGCAATAATTTCTGGCATAGCAAAAGCACGGTTAATAGCACATTAGCCCGACCGTGGACGCTGGTATCCGATGGAATCGCCTTCTATCTAATTTCGGCATCCAATGGCTCGAATTGGTTTGGCAGGACATTCTTTGGCGACATTAATAGCTTCAAGTCTGGCGATGCGTATCAGTGCGGTCTAGTTTCACACCCTTACGCCAAAACTGAAAATTATCTACCAAATGTTGCCAATAATACAAGCGGCCACACTTTGGCTCGGAGTTATACGCAGCTTGGTGGGGCGGTTGTGTTTGGGAAATTCGCGCATCGGGTTACAGATACGGTGGGGGCATCTGGCGCAAACTATCCGAATCCCACGGACAACAGTTTTATTTGCGTTCCAATTGAGTGCTGGGAGAGTGCAACGAATGCGCGAGGAACCATGCCGGGGATTTATTGCCCGCTGCACTCTGGATTAACTCATAGATCTGTGATTGAACTTAATAGCGGAAAGACGCTACTGATTCATGGTGTCTGGCAAGGTGCGAGCAACGCTTATTCGATAGCAGTAGATATTAGCGGGCCTTGGAGATAGCTATGGCTGGGGTTATTCATCAACTCAGTCTGCGCTGTGATATTGAATTTGGCGGGCGCTATCAGATTGTCGGCACGGCGCAACGCCTCGGCGCATCGTCCAGAAAACGAATCCGCCTGCATGATCGGCGCAGTGGAATCCTGATTCGTGAAGTCTGGTCGGCAACGGACGGAAGTTTCGCCTTCACTGATTTGAAGAACGCCCCGGAAGCCTACATCGTCATGGAACTGGATGATCTGGCGAATGACCCGTGGCTTGACCCGGCCTGCGCGGATCGAGTGACGCCGGAGTTGATGCCATGAGCGATAACATTTTCGCCTTCGCTCAAGCCAGAGCCACATTACGGGCCACACTGACCATGAACTGGCTGACGGAAGGAACTCTGGTGGTTTATTCCGGGACTCGGCCAGCGACATCCGACACGGCGATTAGTAGTCAAGTGGCGCTCTGTATCTTCGTCCTCCCCGATCCTGCTGGTGTTGCAGAGAATGGGGTCTTCACCGCAGGGACGATTCAGGCGACATTGGTGCTTCATAGTGGAACAGCAGTCTGGGCGCGGGCCTTCGATTCCACCGGAGCGGCGATTGCGGATTGCGATGTCGGAGTTCCGAACAGTGGGGCCATGATTGAACTCAGCGCCATCAATCTGGTGGAAGGCGCGTTTGTCAGCGTGATCAGTTTCACCTTGACGGAAATCTGAAATGGCCCTGACGCTGAATCTCTCGACTCAGCGGAGTAGCGGCGCACTCGTTCTGAATCTTGGGACGCTGTTTGGCGACCGGACTGCTGTAATTTCCGGTAGGAATCGAGTTACCGGCCATGCGCTGATTGCGATTCTGGTTGAAGCCTATGCAGCGGGCCGTACAGCGGGATGCAGGGGCGCACTGGCGCTGGCCTATGATCCGAACCTGCTCAGTGATACGACCGCACAATGCGGGTCTGCGTGGCAGCATGGGGCCTTGCTGAATCAAGGTCTGCATGAACCGCTACAGGATGCTGAGATTCTGACTGCTGGTGCAGATTCGAGATTCATTACCGCTGCGATTCTGGCGGGTGCTACTGATTCGGCATGGAAACCCATCACAGAACTCAGCACAGGGATCGGAACAAGCGCATGGACGGAAGCAGGATCGTTGAATGGCGTATCGGGTAGCGGCTGGATTCAGGCCGATGCGACGCAACAGATCATGGCGACGGCCTGGAATGATGCCGGATTTATGGAAGGCGCTACCGAGTCGCGTTACCGACCGCAATTGCCACTCCTCGCTCCCGATGTCAGTCTGACCTTTGTGGATGGGCTGGCATTACCGTATCGCCTCGATTCCGGGATGAATGACGGGCCGCGAGTCGATACCGGATGGGTCACGACCTGGAATGAATCGGGGCTGGCCTATAACGCCTGGCTACCGCCGGCCATTCCGCCGATTCCGCCGATTCCGCCCACGGTGATGAGACTCAACTTGCGTTATGGGCGCGAGGCCGGCCCGCTGGTGCTGAATCTGGGCTATACCCGCCCGACCTGGGATATCACCGATAGGAGATATTATGCCGTGATGAATACCTGTAGCGTGGTGCTCTTGCCTGACCGGACGGAATTGCCGGTGACGGCAGTATCGGTAGAAACCGACTGCGATAGTTGGGCATGGTCTGTCAGCCTGTCGCTTGCCGGTCCCGATGCATGGGCGCTGTGCCAGCCGGATAGCAATGGGTACCCCAAAGAGATCGAGATCAACATCAATGGTCACCTGTGGACCGGGATACTGGACGATCCGCAACTGACTCGAGGCTTTAACAGCCACCGCATATCCGCCAAGGGAACCAGCCGCAGCGCCTGGTTGACGACGCCCTGGACGGCATCCGAAACCGTGGAACAGCTCGCGCCGCGCACTGCCCAGCAGATTGCCGACAGCATCGTCAATAACAGCGGCTGGTCGCTGGACTGGCAGTTGCCTACCGATCCGCAGTGGCTGCTGCCGGCGGGCAGTTACTTGCGGACCGGGACGCCGATTGATCGGCTGGTCGGGCTGGTGGCGGCGGTGAAAGGGTGCCTCTATTCCGACCCGGCAGGATTCGCCTTCACCGCGTACCCGCGCTACCCGGCGCTGCCCTGGAACTGGCCGGCATCGCAGGTCGATGTGGTGCTGCCGGAATCGGCGTTGCTCAGTTGGAATCAAACCAGCCATGACCGGCCATCGGTCAATCGGGTGTATGTGTCCGGTACCACGACCGGGGCGCTGCTGCAACTGACCCGATCTGGAACCGCCGGCGACAAGTGCGCATCAGATCCGATAGTGGATAGCCTGCTGACCGATAGCTATGCCGCCAGGGCGCGGGCCGAAGCGGAACTGGCAAGCGCCGGGCCAGGCTATGAGGTCAGTGTCGAGACGATTCTGGGCGGAACCGCGAACATCCCTCTGGTGCGACCCGGGCTGCTCTGTGAGTTCGCCGGGATTCGGGGTGTGGTCAGGTCAACCAGTATCGGGGTCAGCCGCAACGGCGGCGGATTGGCAGTCAGGCAGGGATTGAAATTAGAGCGCCGCACAGGCCCTTGGCGGTAATAAGGAGAACTCAATAATGGCGGTGAACTTGTGGGCGCGCTGGAAGGATTTGATGCCAGACGATCCGTTGCTGGTCGCCGATGTGGTGGCGTCGGAATTTGGCCGGGCGCAGGTGCAGTTTCCGGGCGGGTCCCGAACATGGGTGACCGGGGCCGGGACGATTGGGACGCGGGTGTTTGTGCAGGGCGGAAAACTGGCCGGGGAAGCGCCGGCCTTGCCTCTGGTGGTGGATGAGGTTTAGTTCATCCGGTAGCGCCATCCGTGGCGCGGTGAGCTGTCAAGAAATCCTTGACAGCTTGGCGGCGGTGTCAGCGTCCATCGCCGCCATCCATGCGGCGTGATCAGCGGTCGCCTCCTCGATCATTTCTCTCTGTTCGACGTGGGTCTGAATCAGCGACCACGCGGAATAGGGAATCTTAGAATCGCCGCCGATCCAGCGGCGGATCGTCCGGGGGTTCACCCCGGCGATAGACGCGGCAGCGGAACCGGTCAGCTTGCCGCGCCGCAACAGGGCGCGGAACTCGGTGGGCGTGGTGGTCATACCGGCGCATCCAATAGGCCGGTAGCGATCAGCCCACCCTCCGCATCGGCCCAAGCACCTGGACCGAGATAGCCCATGCGGTTCAGCGCCAGGGTGGCGCTGGTGCCAGGGTCGCGGGCGCGGTCTCCGTCCGTCTGCGGCAGTGCGTCCTGCGGCCATGCCGCGCAAGGCGTGTAGTGTCCGGCTCCGAAGCCGGTAAATCCACGGGGTTCGAGGTTATTCATTTCATCCTCCGTCGCCCCGTTGCCGGGGCGGTGCGTTAATGGGATGCCCGGTGAACCGGGCGGATGTAGGATGGATTAGTGGCAGTCTCTGATTTTAAAATGGGCCCGGATTGGCCGGGCAGGTGAATTATTCGGCCAATTCCGCCGCTTCCGGCAGGGTCAGCAGCGGGGCGCTCACACCCGCCCCCGCATCACGTTTCTCAGCGCCGCCCGCTCGGCTACCGATGACACCAGGCTGGCGTACCATGCATCGCAATCGGCGGCAATCTTCGCCCGCAACTCAGGATCGACCGGCATTGGTTCCGGGCGCTCAGGAATGGGATGGCCCGGCAGGGCGTACAGCGATTGCCCGTTGATCCCCCAGCGCCGAACCAGAACCGCCTGGCCGATGCGGGTTAGCGGCCTCATCACCTGGCCGACGTGCACTGCCGCCATCCCCGCCGCGTTCGCCAGCTCTGGGCAGGGCATTGCGCCATGCTGCTGGAGTATCCTCATCAAGCGGTTCTGCTGTTCGTTGTTTTTGTGCCTGGCTCCGTCGAGCTGGCGCAACTCTCTGGCTGCCGCCGGGGCGACCGGTACGCCCCCCTCGGGCAACCGCCAGATCATCGTCTGAGGGCATTCCGGGTGCGGATAGAGTTCCAGGCGTCCGTCCCGCAATAGATTCCGCGCCAGGGCGCCGGCACGTTGCCGCGCGATGCCGATGATCGACGCCGCCTCGGCCGCCGTCAGAGCGCCGTGCGTTGCCAGCGCGCCTATCAGGCGGTCATACATCGGCTTGAGCTGCTCTTCCCGCCGAGCCCGCATTCTAGCGATGTTGCAGTGCTTGCATTCCCGACGGTGGCTGAACCCGTTCGATTCTCGGTAGAAATTCCGGATCGGCTGTTCCTTGTCGCACCGGGTACACACCAGGCGTTTTGGGATCGGCGGCTTTGGTTCTGGTTTTTGTCTCACAGCCGCACCACCTAGGCGTGGTTGGCAGCGATCAGTTCCCCTTTTTTGGCCGTCCATGCCTCGCGGGCGCGTTTCTTGTGGCCGTTGGTCAGCGCAACAATCGCGTCCCGATGCGCCTCCAAATCAGCCACGGTCTTCGCCTCGCCGATGAGCAGCAGCAGGTCGGCAATGGGGTCGGCGGGTTCCGTCGGTGCGGCATTTTCTGCGGGGATGACCTCTCCGGTCTGGGCGTCCATGTCCGGCGGTGGGGCGTGAAGCGCCTGCTGCGGGGCTAGTCGGGATTTCAGGCGAGCGGTGGCCGTGGGATCGGGCGCGGGCGCTGCAATCGCTTCCGACGGTTCCGGCGATTCCAGTTCGTCGGCGGAATAGACACCCAGCAGCACGTCCGGGCAGTACAGCCGCGCCCAGCGTTTGATCGCCAGGTAGGCCAGTTGCTGTTTTGGGTCGGTTTCCCAGTTGGGCGAATTGCGGACCCCAGCCTGTGCCATGCTGACCCGCAGCGCGGTCGGCTGCTCATCGCCCACGAACTGCGCCGACACCACGACCGCCAGCGTCGCGTTTTTGTCGCCCTTACCCGTCCACTTGCTCCAATCGCCCTCCCAGACAAACTGGGGGCGTCCGATAATTGGGGCGCGAGTGATGATGACCGCGTTCACCAACTGCGCTTCATAGCCCAGAACCCCATTCACGAGGTGGGTTTTCTGGGCCACGCTGAACGGGTTCATGTTCCATTGCGCGGCCTGAATCACAATCGCCATGCAATCACCGACGCTACCGCGCAAATGCGCCGGAACGGTGGTTTTTCCCGACGCCATAATCTCAGCCGTCCGCAGCATCCGGTCCATCTTGCTGTCGTTGAACATCAGCTGGTTGACGCTGGACTGAATCAGTCGGTCAAAGTCGGTGGGCATGGCGTCATTGGCGTCGCTGTACTGGGTAGCGACGGGGGCTTCAAGGTGGGCTGGGGTATTCATTGGGGTTGCTCCTGGATGGATTTAACAATCATAACGAGCAGGGCGTCTGTACAGGACGCGGCAGCACACGTGTCAAGAAAGCCTATCGATTTAATAGAGCTGATATGCCAAATCTTCTCGTTAGGAAACGCTCTATCAAAGACGTGCAAAGGATTAGGCACTTCACGCCCCCCTTGCGAAAGCGCATAAGCCACTCTGCTATTGTGGTTGCAGTCTGCTTGCCCAATGAATTCCCAAATAACCAAACTAGTGGTCTCCATCACTTCTCTCCTTTCAGCCGGAGCACCCGGCTGGTCGTGGTTTTGGTGTAGGTTTTGTACAGCTCGGGCGCTTCGGTTTTGAGCCGGGTCGAGTCGATTCTGGCGCTGGCCTGGGTCTTCCAAGTGCACAGCGGTTTGCCGTCCGCGCCGAGCAGCGCCTCGGCGTCGCCGATCCGGAGTTTCAGCGCCAGCTCCAGGGCGTCTTGTTCCTTTTCAGCGGCCTTGGCGCGGGCCTTGGCCGCCCGCAAATCGTCCAGAATCGCCAGGGCGGCGGCATCGGCAGTAGCGGTGATGCCGGCAGTGTGCTGCGCCCATCGGCGGGCGGCATCGGCATTGGTGGTGATTTCTGGCGGGGTGTCGCTGGTGACGTGCCACCAGAAGTTTTCCAGCCCCTCGCCGATCATGGCGTGGATTTCCAGATCCGCCTGAACCGGGAAAATCTTGAGTTCAGGGCCGGGAACCAGCGCGGCAACGTAAGCGGTTTGCGCCCCGGTCAGCAGCAGATAGCCCTGCATCTGGAGCAGCACGTCATCGTCCACCTCGTCGGTGCCATCGGCCCCAAACCGGTTGCGGGAACCCCAGCCGAGCGAGGTCTTCATGTCCACCACGGGGCGATTCTCGCCGTTCAGGGCGCTGGCGCGGTAGTCCACATGGCCGATCAGCGGCAGGTCGCTATGCAGGTATTCCTTGCGGTCGCGGCGCAGATCGCGGCCCAGACGGGCGGCGACGAACGGGCGCAAAACGTCTTCCATCGGCTCGCCCAGAGCGACGCGCAACTGGTTGCCGATGTCCGGCCAGGGTGATTTGTCGGTGTAATACTCCCAGAGCTGGAATTGCGTCCCCCATTGGGAGACGCCCAACGCCTGAGCGATTTTGGAACAGCCGATCCGGGCGCGGTGGCTGCTGGCAATGTCAATCTTGGCGGGCGCGGTCATGCCGCTTCCTCCTGTTCGGTTTCGAGTGGATTCCCGTCGCGGTCTTCGCAGCGCTCGCAACCCGGATGGGCTGGGTCGCGGCAGTCGGGGTGACTGGCCAGGATGGCGCGGTACTGGCGCTCGCGGAATTGCTCGATGCGCAGATCGCTGATCGCGTCTTCGTCGTGGATGCGAAAGGGATTCATGCGGCCTCCCCGCCACCAATCCCCGCCAACTGGCGCCGGTAGTGGCTTAGCACGGCAACCGCACGGGGCGCGGTCAAGAGCATCCCGTGGGCGGTCAGGCGCTCGTGGTGATCGTCTCGGGCCGCTTCCAGTTCGGCGACCCGGTCGGACAGCTCGCGGTTCTGTTTCGCCAGCACAGCCAGCGCCTGGAAGACAGCGTCCATATCGCTCATAGCCTGTCTCCCAGAATCAGCGCGCCGGCCACAATGACGCTGAACGACACGCCGGCAATCAGGCCAGCAATCAGGCCGGCGATGAACTCGGCGTTGAACACCGGGTCCTCCAGTTCCTCCAGTTCCGGCACTGGCTCTTTCTCCAGTCGGCGCAACAGCGCCATCGCCTCGGCGCTGTTGCGTTCGATGCGCTGTCCAGCCTGTTGGTCACGGGCACTGATGATGGCCCGCTGCGAGGGTTCGCAGTACGTCGCCATGGGCGGCGGTTCAATGCGGTTTCTGGCGCGGTCCATGACCTGCCGGTGGGTGATGTTGTTGTTCATCGGCTTATCCAAAAGAGATTGCGTCGCCACGGGCGCGCCAAATAGATACGAGTTGTTTGGCGCTCTCGAACCCATCGTCCACGCCGGGGATAGAAAATTTATGGGTTTTCCCATCTTTGGTTTGCAGCGCGGGGATCATTTGTGATTTCCCCCGCTCGTCTTCCTCGAACCCAAAAACAACGGATTCGCCTGTTTTCAGGTTTCTTTGCCTGCTGGTTACTATCATTTCCCCCTCCTAAAAAAGCCCCGGTGAATGGCGGGCTGTGGTTATTTAAGGCTCGCCAACAGCTGGCGGGCGGCGGCAAGGACCGGGGCGGCGGCGTCACGCTGCTGATCGGTCACGTCGGCAGGGCGCAGCGAGAAGCTAGCGCCGTCAATCGCCTGTTCTATCTGGAACATGGCGTTGATTGCCCACTTGGTGGGCGATAGCTTTTTTTGCCGATCCAGCCATTCCGGCTGGAGCAATGTCGCCAAGTACGCCACCTTTTGAGTGGCGAACCGAACGAACTCTTCGCTGGTAATGTCCAGCGAGGTTTCGTCTGAAAAACCGTGTCTCATTGTGTTGCTCCTTTGTAAAAAGGCCCGGCGAACCGGGGGTTCGGTTGTTTAGCTGTTGCCGTTGCCGTCGCTGCGACCGTAGCCGTTGCCGTCGCCGTTGCCGTCGCCGTAGCCGTCGCCCAGTGAGGGCGTCCAGCGGATGAATGACGGCGGGTTGATTTGCATTATAAGCCGCAAATTGTTTGCGTCAAGCGCAAAATTGCAGGCATAGGAACAGCGCAAAGCGTAGGCCGCAAAAGTGCGCTTGATTTTTTTTGCTTTGTGCGCAAAACTTAGCGCCATGAACAAACTCCGCGCAAAACGGGCCGAACGGGGCCTGACTCTCGACGAAGTCGCCAAGTCCGTTTCCACCAATGTCGGCAATCTCAGCCGAATTGAATGCGACAAACAGCTACCAAGTCCGGCGCTGGCGATCCGCTTATGCCGGTTCTATGGCATTGAATTAGCTGACGTGTTTGCAGCGGCTGACACCAATCAACAAGCCACATGAAACGCGCCCCCGCTTACCTGGCCCCGCAACGCCGCATTCCGCGCTACCCGTCTGCGCCAGCGACGGGGCCAGTCGAGCCGGGCGCGGAAATCCCGGTTCATTTCATGAACGCCCAGTTATTCATCGCTTGCCGGAAACCCGGCGGGCGATGAGGTTGAAAACCAGCGTACTGGGCAACGTGACCTGCCCGAAATGCCTGAAATTGATGAATCTCCCTGCCCATCCCAAACAGCCGTCCTGCGGGGCACCGGCTGGGGGCGCGACTCCGTCGGCTGAGTCGGCGCAATGCCTAAGCGCAAAGAAGCCGAGCTTCATCATGCAATGCTCCTCTTTTGGTGGTTCCCCCGCGTCGGCTTCGGCTGGCGCGGGGTTTTTTATGATGGGAGACGAATAAATTGGCGCATCCAGATTTGGTAACGAAATGCACCACCTGCCGGGAAACCCTCGTTATTGCTCGCGAATCGGCGCAAATGGCGCGCCCAATTACCTGCCCGCATTGCGGCGTCCGCTTCCCCCTTTGGCAGCCGGTGGGCCGCAGCCAGCGCGAATTGCCGCAACCGGCAGTCAGTGAGATAGGCGCAACGTGGGAAGGGGCGCGGCCGTGAGAGATCCATACGCCGGACCCGACAGATTCTGTAGTGGTTGCCGGACCTGGGTGCCGGAATACCTGGTTGAACCGAAGCTGGTCGAGTTCCGGCATGGCGAGACCATCAACTACTACTGCCGGGTCTGCGCCGAGAAACTGCGGGTGCGGAAAGCTCAGGGATTGGCGTCATGATGTGGACCTGTACCAGTTACTTCTTGGCATCGTCCGGGATTGTTTGCGCCGGGACGTTCGACACGCAGCGGGCCATCGTGGCGCTGTTGCGGGTTTATGGCGACAGCCCGCGAATCAGCGAGTTGTTCATCTGGCCGGATCGAGTGATGTGATGAGCGCCAAATCCGTCAACTCCAATAAGCCGCCAACCCCCAACAACAGGCGATGCGCCGGGCCTTCGCGGATTCGCCAGGGTGGAAAGCCGTTTGCGGATTCGCCAGGGTGGGAGGCAGCATGACGGAACTATCGCCGGGCTACTACGCAGCCATGCCGGTTCAGCCGATTGATGTGATCCGTGGTGGCCTGTCGCCGGAACAGTTGACGGGGTTCTATCTGGGCAATGCGCTGAAATACCTGCTGCGGTTCAACGTCAATCCGAGTGCGCCGGGCGCGACCGGCAAGGGCGGGTTGGTGGATTTGAAGAAGGCTGCGACGTATTTGCAATGGCTGATTGAGACTGTTGAGTCGCCGCCGTGAGTATTTGTCGTCGCCATCCATGACGCCGCCAAATTCTCAAAAGACTAAACCAGACCACTCTTAAATTCGCGCTACTGGAACGCTGGATATTAAAACACCAGCGGGAACCGTAGGCGCATCATGGAAGAATTTTACCCTCGTTCAGCGCAACGATGGATTTGACTATGCAAAAAATTAACAGCGGGTTGGAGAAGCAGTCATCTCGCCAGGCCCATAACCTGGAGGTCGTCGGTGCAAGTCCGACACCCGCTACCAAATCAAAGCCGTTCAAGCTGAAAGCGCCGCGTGTGCTGGAGTCCGACCGGCAAAGCCAGATCATTGACTGGCTGGGCGTGGAGCAAGCGGCGGGGCGGGTGTCGTGGTTCTGTCGGACGAATGGCGGCGCGGTCATGGCCGGCAAGCGATTCGTCCGGTTCTATTCGCTGCACCTGAAAGGGATTGCGCCGGCCAGCAAAGGCTATGCGGACATCCACGGGATGTTGCCGGGCGGGCGGTATTTCGCCTTGGAAGTGAAACAGCCCGGCGAGAAGGCCACGCCGGAACAACGGGCGTTTCTGGACGCGGTGGCGATGGACGGCGGGATCGCGGCGGTGGTGTACGGGTTTGAGGACGTGGAGAAGGTGCTGAGGGCAACAAAAAACCCGCCGATGGGCGGGATTCTTGCGCCGGTGACAGCCGGCTGATCCAAGTCCTGACAGAGAGGAAATGAACTGTGAATAGTATAGCAACTGATCTTTTTCAAGTCATGCCGCCATTATCGCCAGATGAGTTTTCAGAACTCAAGTCTGACATTCAGGCGCGTGGCGTCATGGTTCCGATTGAATATGATGAGACTGGTAACATTCTTGACGGTCATCACCGGGTTAAAGCCTGCAACGAACTTGGCATTAAGGAATGGCCCTCAGTGGTGCGCTTAGGGATGGATGAAGCCGGGAAGCGTACCCATGCCCGCAAGTTAAATATGGCGCGGCGGCATTTGACGAAAGAGCAACGGGCCGGCCTATGGGTAGACATGCGAAAAGACGGCATGTCTTACCGACAAATAGCGGAAACAGACAGGACTGCAAGCCCGGCAACAATAATGAGGGCCGTCGAAAAATCTACTGTTTCAAATGAAACAGTAGAACTCCCGACGGTTGTTACCGGAAAAGACGGCAAGCAGCGCCAAGCAACACAACCGGAACGCAAAGCGCCAGAGCCGGAACTGCCGATTACTCCGCCCCGCATGATCAGCATTCAAGTTGCCGCACCCTCTCAAGTCAACCGTGTTGCTGAAAAAGCCAGCGCGGTATTGGAAGCAGCGCAAGAAAATCCCGCACTTTCCAGGTTGGTTGATCAGATGGAACGTAGCGGCAAAGTGAATGCCGCGCTTCGTCAAGTCAATAAACTCCAAGCGGCAGACGCGATCAACGCCGAACCGATCCCGATGTCTGCCGGGCCGTTCCGGGTGATTGTTGCTGATCCGCCCTGGCACTATGAAAGCCGGGTTGGTGACTTTACCCACCGGGCTGATCTGCCGTACCCGTCCATGCAGATTGATGAAATTTGCGCGTTACCGGTTGAATCGTTAGCTCACGATGATTGCATTCTGTGGTTGTGGACAACCAACGCTCACATGCGGGAATCCTATGCGGTGCTCGATGCTTGGGGCTTTCAGTCAAAAACAATCCTAACCTGGGCGAAAGACCGGATCGGTACCGGGGACTGGTTGCGCGGGCAAACTGAGCATTGCCATCTGGCGATCCGGGGCAAGCCAACCATTCTGACTACAGGGCAGGGGACGGTGATTCACGGGCCATTGCGGGCGCATTCACAAAAGCCGGACAGCTTTTATGCGCTGGTTGAGACGATTTGCCCCGGTTCAAAGTTGGAGATGTTCTGCCGGTCGCCGCGTGATGGTTGGGCGGTTTGGGGGAATGAATCAGAAGGGAATGCGCCATGAATGCCCGCGCTGGAATGTACGGAGTAGGGCAAGCAGCCGAACAGGAAGCGGCCCGCCGCTTGGCTAAAGACGGCTGGATTGTGATCCCTATCAGTGAATACACCAACAACACCGGGGCAAAAATAAACGCGCCTATGCTGGTTATTCCTGACGGAGTGGCTATCAGCCCTGATTTGCTGGCGATAAAGCCCGACAAGCAAATCTGGTTTGAAGTGAAAGATAAAACAGAACCTACCTACACATGGAAATTTCATAGGTGGGAACACGGGATTGATAAGCCAAACATAGATAGCTATCGAATTATTCAGGAAAAGACAGGCGTTCGCGTTGTAATTCTTATCCACGAAAAAGCCAGCCCAAAAACACCGGATTTGTATTTGCTGAATATGGATGAGATTGGTGCACGCCAAAAAATGAAAGCTGATTTGCAGCCGTCTGATGTATGGCTATACATCAGCCTTGATAACGCCATTCGTTACGGTAACGAAAGGGGCGGCAACCGTGAAATGGTAAAGCAAAGCAACCCTATGGGATTGGGGTTGTATTGGCCAAGAAGGATTATGAAAGAGTGGATGGTATGACCCCCCGCCGCCGCGCCATGATCGCCGCCCACAAGATTCCCAACGCGCCAGCCAAGGATCGCGCCAAGCGGGTTCATATTTGGGCGGAGTTCGTGAAAGCGGCGATTCGGGATGAGGATGTGGAGAAGGTGCTGAGGGCAACAAAAAACCCGCCGATGGGCGGGATTCTTGCGCCGGTGACAGCCGGCTGATCACTGACTGACTGGAGAAGCCAATGACTGAATTAAGTATATCGGGATTTAGCCCAGGCGAGAAGGCGCAAGCGCCGCTCTCCCTGCGCTCGTATCAGGTTGAAAAAATCGCCGAAGCCCGCGCCATGATGAGCCAGGGCAAGAAGTCGATCTGTTTGGTATCGCCCACCGGTAGCGGCAAATGCTTAGGGAAAGGAACACCAGTTTTGATGTATGACGGCAAGGTGAAAGCCGTTGAAGATGTTCGTGTTGGCGATCAACTTATGGGGCCAGACAGTACGCCCCGCAATGTTCTTAGCGTTTGTTCTGGTATTGAGATGCTATATCGAGTGATGCCAAAAAAAGGCGACTCGTATGTAGTGAACTCCAGTCATATTCTCAGCCTAAAACGGACCCGCGAAGGCGATCAGGCATGGAAAAACAACCGCTCCGGAAATATTGTCAACATCCCCGTCACTGAATATCTGCAAAAGAATCGCTATTTCAAGCATTTGCACAAAGGCTGGCGGACAGGCGTTGAGTTTGCAAATCGTGAATTGTTGCTGATTGATCCCTATTTTTTAGGGATGTGGTTAGGCGATGGATCGCAAAGACATACAGGAATTACGACCGGCGATCAGGAAGTGATTGATTGGATTGTGGGGTATGCAAGCAGTCTAAAGCTACAGCACCGCATCGAAGATAATTCCGAAAATTCAATCAATATCCACATTACCACAGGCATACGCGGCGGTCAGGCCGGTAAAAATCCGCTGGTTTATGCGCTGGATCGGCATGGTTTGCGGCAGCGTAAGCATGTTCCCCATGCGTACAAGACCGCATCCCGCACTGATCGGTTGAAACTGTTGGCCGGATTCATTGATGCAGACGGTAGCTTGAGCAGAGGCGGGTATGATGTTGTCGGGGTAAATGAAGAACTTATTGATGACATCATTTTTGTAGCAAGATCATTGGGGTTTTCCGCCTACAAATCAGCCTGCAAAAAAACATGCGGGAACAATGGCAAAGAAGGGGATTATTTTCGCTGCGTCATTAGCGGGAATACCGACGATATTCCTTGTTTAATTGCTAGAAAACAAGCATCTCCTCGCCGTCAGAAAAAAAGCGTTTTGGTTACGGGGATTCGCGTTGAACCTGTCGGCGTAGGCGATTACTACGGGTTTGAAATTGACGGCGACCGGTTGTTCTTGCTGGGCGATTTCACTGTAACGCATAACACCGTCATCGCTGCCTACATCGTGCAAAGCGCCCTAGCGAAGGGTAAGCGGGTGCTGTTCCTGGCGCATCGCCGGGAGCTGATCGATCAATGCGCGGCAAAGCTGCGGGAGCTGGGAATCTGGGATTACAACGTGGTGCTCTCGGGGCATCCGCATTCCCGCAACCCCGATGCCCCGGTGCAGATTGCCAGCATTCAGACGTTGATTCGCCGGACGTTTCCACCGGCTGATTTAGTCTGTATTGACGAGGCCCATCACAGCGCAGCGGGGCAATACCAGACCCTGCTAAAGAACTATCCCGACGCCTATGTGCTAGGCCTGACCGCTACACCGGAACGCTTGGACGGCAAGGGACTGGATAACATTTTCCATGACCTACTGAACGTCGCCACGGTGCCGGAATTGATTGATCAGGGCTTTCTGGTCGCGCCGACTTGTCTGGGGCCGTCGCCGGAAGCCGTGGCCAGTCTCAAGGCCACACTGGCAAAAGTGAAGGTGCGGGGCGGTGATTATGCCGAGGAGGCGCTGGGCGAGGCGATGGATAGCCCGACACTGGTTGGCGATATCGTCTCCCACTGGCAGGAATGGGGAGTCGGGCAAAAAACCATTGTCTTCGCCGCCAACGTGGCCCATAGCCAGCACATCGTCGCGCAGTTTCAGGCGGCAGGCGTGGCAGCAGCGCACCTCGACGGCACCATGAGCCTACCAGAGCGGGAAGGCGTGTTGAGTGCCTGGCGCGGGACGGGGCTGGATGTCGTGTCCAATTGTCAGATTCTCACGGAAGGCTTTGATTTCCCTGAATTGTCCTGCTGCATTCTGGCGCGACCGACAAAGAGCGTGGCGCTCTACCTCCAGATGGTCGGTCGCGTGTTGCGTACCGCACCCGGCAAGCAAGGTGCGATCATTCTCGATCATGCCGGCAATGTGATTGAGCACGGCCCGCCGCATATTGAACGGGTCTGGACGCTGCAAGGCGCGGCGAAGAAGCGCACGACCGTACAAACCCATGCCTGTTTCCTGCCCGGTTGCGGCGCCATGTTCGTGGAAAAGGACGCGGGCGCGGTCTGGTGGGTCGGGGCCACACAGCCCAGCATCGTGGAAAACTATCGGTTCATGGCGCGGAAGTTCGAGCGCATGGATCGCAAAAGCGCCGATTTCTGTAAAGAAGCCAAACTGCTGATTTGCCCTGCCTGTAGCCATGCGACCTGTAAGTTTTGCGGTTCGCCTTTCCAGCCGCCCAGCGCCGATAGTCATGACCGGCTGGTGTGTCCGCACTGCCAGGGGGAGTACAGTAGCGACCGGTTGCCCCTGGGGGAGGAGCAGGAACGCAAGATGATCACCGCATCCGATGGCACCCTGATCTTCATTGATGAGGATTCGCCGGCGATCAATAAGATCAAGGTGAAGAACGAATACAACCGGCTGCTGGAATTGGCGCGACAGAAGAATCACAAGCGCGGCTGGGTCTGGTACAAGCTGAAAGAACAGTTTAGCGATGACCAGTTGCGCGAGGCGCTACCGCGGCATCGCGCAGAGTGGTGGCGGCAAGGCGCGGCGGAACAGCAGGGGGCCGGCGCATGAACGCCCTTGCACAACGGAATTCACCGGTTTATCATGCGCCTGTCCCTGCAAAATCAGGGGCCAGGTGTGGAAACCTGAATCTTGTAAGGCGCACAGCGCCAGACCGGCGTTTTTTTTATGTCCGGTCAAATCTCAATGGCGGACTGCGCGGAGCAACCGAAAGGTTGGCTGGCGTCCTTGCAGGCCAGTTTTCCACCTCCGCGTTAGTCCGCCTCTCTCGTTGTGGAAAACGAAGTGGCGGTCTCCAACCTGTAAGGAGCCGCATCATGTCTAGCATCATCATCTTCTCGTTTGGTTCCCACGAAATCCGCGTTACAGATCAGGATGGAAACCCTTGGTTTGTTCTTCGTGACCTGCTTGCAGGAATGGCGTCGAAAACCACCACGACAAGGGCCGTCGAATCCATCAAGCAAGGCTTAGGTTATGGGGTTGTCAGCGACATAACCCTTCAAACCGCAGGCGGAACACAGAAAGTCATCATCATTGCCGAATCAGCATCGACCTACCTGCTGAGCCGGTCCAGCACTGACAAGGGCCGGGAACTCAACCGGTTCATTCACGATGAAGTCCTCTCCGCTATTCGCAAGGCCGGCAGTCACTGGCTAGAACAACTTTCCTCCAGCACCAGACCCTCTATTTCCACGCAGTCCCCTCAAAAAGTTGCGGGGTTTGCGAGTATTCAGAAGATGGAGGGGTTTTATTCTTTGAATCTAGCCCTTACGCGGGAGAAAATCGAAGAATCACATACTGCTAACAGTAGTAACGCAGATATGAATATGGGTATATCGCCATCGCCAACGGCTGGAAACAACTTTCAACACCCTGCGATCTTGGGGAATACCGCAAACCCCGCAACTCAGCCATCAATAGCGACTTTCATCTTTCAACTCTGGGCTACCAGATTAGGTCATCGGGCGTACAGCGCAGCCGAAGTGATCGAGCAGGCGTCAGGAATTTTAGGGTTTACCGATTTGCTGCTGGAAATCGCAAGCAACCCGTATGACTCGGATCATGTCAGCACCAAGCGGTTTGGAAAATGGCTAGTAAGAAATCAGTCATGGACGGACGGGGTGCTAAGGGTAGATTCAAGACAAGACAGTCATAAAAAAATCCGCGTCTGGGCGGTTAAGCAGGTTCCAGCATGATCGCCGCTACCGAAGACACGATCCGCTCGGCGCTGGCCTGCCTGAACCCGGACGACCGAGAGACTTGGGTCATGGCCGGCATGGCGATTCGTGCGGAACTGGGATCGGATGGCTATCTGGTCTGGAATGAATGGGGCTGCAACGGCGCGTCCCACAAGGAAAAGGACGCACAAAGCGTCTGGAAGTCGTTTCACAAGAACGGTGTTGGGATCGGGAGCCTGTTTGCGGCGGCGGACGCTGCGGGCTGGACAATGCCGCGCTCCGGCGAAAAACGTGAGTATGACGGTAGCCCGGAAGGCAAGGCGGCCTGGATTTGGGATCACGCCGGGCCGGTTCCCGCCGATCATCCCTATCTGCTGCGGAAAGGCGTCAAGTCCTATGGGCTACGCCTGCATAAAGAGTCGCTCACGATTCCGCTGCGCGATGCCTGGGGGACGCTGAAAACCCTGCAATTCATTCTGGCGCACCCCAAGGACGGGAAGGACAAGCTGTTTCTCAAGGATGGGCAAAAGTCCGGGGCGTTTTTCATTATTGGCGAATTGGGGAAGGCTCGCATCGCGCTGCTGGTTGAAGGGTATGCGACCGGCGCCAGTCTGTTTGAGCACTGCGGCCTGCCGGTTGTGGTGGCCTTAGACGCCGGGAATCTTGAACAGGTTACGCGGGCGATGCGGGTCAGTTATCCGCGTTTGAAGCTGCTGGTCTGCGGTGATAACGATGCGTTCAAGGCGGCCAACAATGCCGGCAAGGACGCGGCGGTTGCGGCGGCCCGATCAGTGACCGGCGGGATCGGTTGGTGCGTTCCCGATTTTCTCGCGCCAACGCCTGCCGAGATAGCCGAGGAAGCAGGCGCGAACGCCAGCAAGGCGCAGATCAAGGCGGCCAGTGAGAAGCTGCGCCAGCGGGATAGTATCCGCTATGAGGTCGATAAGCCCACCGACTTCAATGATTTGGCCCGCTGGAATAATGGAGTTGATCGGCTCAAGCAGCAGATTGAAACCGCTATCGGCAAGATTGGCGTGATCGAAGTGCGGCCCGGTGACCTGGTGCAAATCGTCCGCAAGGCTGAGTCGGAGCTGTTGTTTGGCGGCGGGGTCTACCAGCGCTCAGGCGACCTGGTGCGTCCGGTACGCCATGATTCAGTAGCGGGCAAAAAATCAGCCTTGGACGGGTTGCCACTGGGTGCATTGCGCCTCTGCGAATTGACCGCGCCCTGGCTGACTGAGCGGTTTGCCACGGTGGCGAAATGGCAACGGTTCAGCGAGAAGGATCAGGCATGGAAAGCGATTGACCCGCCGGAGCAATACGCCAAAACCTATCTGGCGAAAACCGGGCAATGGCGAGCGCCGGTCCTAACTGGGATCGTCGAATGCCCGACCTTACGCCGCGATGGTTCGCTACTGAATCAGTCAGGCTACGACGCGGCCAGCGGGCTGTATGTGGACTATGCCGGGCAACCGGTCACGGTTCCTGATGCGCCCAACCGGTCCGATGCGCTGGCGGCGCTGGCGATTCTAAAAGAACCCTATAGCGAGTTCACCTTTGCTGACCCGGCAATGGGGCCGTCGATTGCCCTGGCGGCGGTGCTGACCGCCATTGTGCGGCGGTCGCTGCGTACCGCGCCGCTGTTTGCCTTCGATGCGCCAGTCATGGGTGCGGGCAAGGGGCTGCTGGTCAAGGTGGCGGCGCTGATTGCCACGGGCCGGCCCGCGCCGCTGCTATCGCAAGGCCAGGATGAAGCGGAGGCGGAAAAGCGCCTGGGAAGCCTGCTGCTGGCCGGCGTGTCGATGATCAACCTGGACAACATTGAGCGGCCCGTAGGTGGCGAACTGCTCTGCTCGATGCTGACCGAGCCGGTCTGTAATCCCCGCATCCTGGGCAAATCCGAGTCGCCGGAAATGCCCTGCAACCTGACTATGTTTGCCACGGGCAACAATATTCAATTCATCGGCGATATGGTGCGCCGAGTCCTGATTTGCCGCATTGACCCCGGCGTAGAGCGTCCCGACGCCCGTTCATTCCAGCGCAACCTGAACGAGTGGGTTCCAGCGAACCGTGCGCGGCTGCTATCGGCGGCGCTGACCCTACTGCGGGCATACATCGTGGCCGGCAAGCCCGCGCAACCGATTACCCCATACGGGTCCTTTGAGGAATGGTCTGGACTGGTGCGTTCGGCGCTGGTGTGGCTGGGCGAAACCGATCCCTGCCTGTCCCGCACCGCGCTTGAGGATGATGACCCGGTGTTGTCGGCGCTCCACAGCATCCTGCCTTTATGGAGTCACGACCTCGGGCCGCGCACCTATACCGCCGCCGAAGTATGCCAGCAGGCCAGTGGCGATTTGCTGGTCGCCCTTTTGGACGTGGCCGCCAGCCGGCGCGATCCAGAGAAAATTGACCCGAAACGCCTGGGGCGCTGGCTCCTGAAATACAAGGGTCGCGTCGCCAGTAATTTAAGGATCGTCAAGGGGGAGGATGACCACAAAAAGGTAGCGGTCTGGAAAGTGGTCGCATCCGACCTTCGATCAAATCCTGCGGGGTTTGCGGGATATTGCGGGGTTTCTCCCAGCCCTTCGCAGGCGAAAAGCGAAGAATCACATTATTCTAACATAAGTAATGTATATGTGAATAATAGCATTTCTCCTATGGAGGGCCAGACGGAACCCCGCGTAACCCCGCAAACCCCGCAATCCGATCAAATCGCCAAACTGATGGCCGAGGGCTGGTCGGAACACAACGCCCGCGTCTTTGTGGAGGCCGGCGTTGGTCGCTGACCGCCTCACCTATGCCGCTTTCCACCCGGATTGAAGTCGGCCATGAAAACCGCCGCCGCCCGCAACGGCTGGACCCGGGAGGACTGGGTGGCCCATACTGCAATGCTCCAGAAAGCCATGCTGGCGGGCCAGTACAGCCCAAACGAACTCGCAGCGGCCTATGCCGCACCACCTCCCATGGAGACTCCATGAGCTACGACGAAGACGCCCTGCAAAACGAACTCATCCGCGACGAAGGGAAGCGCTTGACGCCCTACCGGGACACGCTGGGCAACTGGACGGTGGGTATCGGCCACCTCCTCAAGCGCGGCGAACCGCGCGCTCAAATCACCGAGCGGCAATGTCTTGAGTACCTCATCGGCGATGTAGTGGACGCCGAACAAAAGCTGGATTCGATTCTGCCTGGGTGGCGGAATCACGGCGACGCCCGGCAACGGGCGCTGGTGAACCTGGCGTTCAATCTGGGCTGGGGCTTGAAGCAGTTCGTGAACTTCTTGAATGCGATGGAGCGCAAAGACTACGCCAGCGCTGGACGGCATCTGCGGGCCTCGAAATGGGCGGAACAGGTCAAGAGCCGCGCTCCGCGCATCATCCACATGATTGTCACTGACACGGCTTGGGAGGGGGTATGAGCGCACTGAGTCGGGTTCGGCAGAGCATCAAGATGAACGAAGCAAGCACCAAGCGCGGCGTGGTCGCCGTCATCACCGGGGCGTCCACCCTGTACCTGATTTTCAAGGGGCAGCCGGTCGACGTGGATACCCTGACCACGGTGATCGCCGGCAAGGTGGATTTTTGGATGGGTATCGGCCTGACCGTGATGGGCCTCATTGGAGTGTTCCTGCCTGATGAACCGAAAACTGTACAAATCCAATTACCGCCCATTGACCCTGTCGGAGAAAGCCAGGCGGTTCGCGCTGATGGCGACCATCACCGCCACGTTGGCGACAGCCATCCTCATCCTGACCACCTGCGCCAGTCCGTGCCGCCCGTCGATTACGTTCGCGGAAATACCAGCGAAGCAGCAGACCGCCCCGGATTCAATGGTTGAATCGGTGGGTATTCAATGTGAGTGGAGGTATTAGCGGTCAACTACCCCGCCCTAAAGGGCGAGGTCTCTCGCGGAGAATCTGATGAAAAGCCACATTTGGGGAAAAACCAGTGCCTGAATCTACGCAATGGGAATCCGGTTCAGACCTGCGCTATGCCAGCAGCGACGATATTCGCAGACTGGTCGATCAGGGCCAGGCCAATACATCCACCATTCAAGCCCTGGTGGCGACACTCAATGACCACGACAAAAGGATTACCGTCCTGGAAGTGACGGCCAATTTCTCCAAGAGTAAGGTCGAGGAGATACGCGCTACAGGGAAAGAAATGGTCCGAGCATTGGCCGAACACACTCAACAGGAAGACAAGGACCGCCAGCGGCTACTGATCGGCGTGGTCAGTACGCTGCTGGCAGTACTGGGCGGGATTGCCATGATCATTGGTTCGCAAGTAAATTTGTTTGGGGGGGGCTGATAATGATAACCCTGGACGTGCGGGGATTGGCGGAGGTGCAAGCGGCGCTGCATCGCCTCGCCAGCGATCAAATCCCGTATGCACTGACGGTTGCGCTGAATAGCACGGCGTTTGCCACGCAGCGGGCATCCCGCCGCCGCCTTGAATCCGCATTCAGCAAACCAACGCCACTCATCAAGGGCGCGACACGGGTTGAGAAGGCGACGAAACAAACCCTGACTGCCGTGGTGTACATCGACCCGAAACGAGCGGTCATCCTCAAGCCCCACGAACAGGGCGGAAAACGCGGTAACCAGACCCTGGAACGATTCCTCAATGCCCGTGGTTGGCTGCCGTTGGGCTGGCGGGCAATCCCCGCTGACTCTATGCCCCGTGACAGCTACGGCAATCCACGCCGTAGCGAGGTGAACCGGATCGTCACTGAGCTGACCGCCGGGGTCAGCGGCATTGCTGGCAGTAACCGCCGCACGTTCATCATTCGCCCCGGTCAGCGCAGCCACCTCCAGCCGGGCATCTACCGGATTCGCTCCAGGTCGAAGGGCGCGGCGCTCATGCCGCTGTACCTGTTCGCCAGCGTCGCGCAGTATCGGGCAATGCTGAACTGGGAGGGAACGGTGGACGCGGAGGCGCGGCGGTTGTTGCCGGATGAAGCGGCGAAAGCGATTCGGCGAGCGATGGATACGGCGCGGTGAGTTTTAATGTGTAACACGCGGGGGACTCTGACACCTGCCTGACGTTCGGGTAATCGCGACCGCACCTTTTGTCTAGCCATAGCCTTTAAACACCTTGACAACTCCCTTGCAAACCACTGTCAACCTTGTCAACCATGCCTCTAATCAGCCAATCTGAATACGCCAAGCGCCGAGATGTCAGCCGGGAAGCGGTCCGACAAGCCGTTGCGGCCGGGCGCATTTCGCTGATTGACGGCAAGATTGATCCGGAGGTTGCCGACATCCAATGGGCCAAGAACACCCGCAACCCGAAAGCCGCCTTTGCCCAACCCAAACCGCTGCTCGACTTCGCCGCGATTGCTGCCGCCCAGGCCACCCCCGCCGACCCCGCCCTACCGATCCCGGACAGCGCGATCACCCAGATCGTCTACGACCTGCAACTGAGCCGGGCTAAACGGGAACACCACGAAGCGAACATCGCCGAAATGCGCGAACGGCAAAAGGCCGGTGAACTGGTTGAACTGGCCCAGGCGCATCTGGCCTACACCACCTTGGCCGCCCAGCTCCGCGCCGCACTGGAACGCATCCCCGACAAGATCGCCCCACGCCTCGCCGCCGAAAGCGACGAACATGCGATCCACGCCCTGCTACTGGCCGAACTCGATCAAGCCCTGCTGGACATGGCCGCCACCGCCGCCCAGCTCCCAGCCAAACTCCAAGAGGCGTCCAAAAATGACTGACGGCGCAACCGCCATGGCCGCCGCCTTCACCCTCGGCCTGGCCCCGCCGCCGCGCCTCACTGTTTCCGAGTGGGCCGATCAATACCGCCGCTTGCCCACCAAGGGATCGGGCGAACCCGGCGCATGGCGCACCAGCCGCGTCCCTTACGCCCGCGAGATCATGGACTGCCTGAGCGCCCAGCACCCGGCCCGGCGGGTGGTGCTGATCAAATCCGCCCAGGTTGCGGGCACCGAGATCGGCCTCAACTGGATCGGCTGGTTCATCCAAACCCAACGCGCCCCGATGATGGCCGTGCAGCCGACGATTGACGTGGCGGAGCGGTTCTCCAAGCAACGCCTCGCCAGCATGATTGATGACTGCCCGCAGCTCCGCGAACTCATCCCCCCGGCCCGGTCGCGCGACTCCGGCAACACGACCCTGCTCAAGGAATATCCGGGCGGCATCATCATCCTGTCCGGCGCCAACAGCGCCGCCTCGTTGCGCTCCCTGCCGATCCGCTACCTGTTCCTCGACGAAGTGGACGCCTATCCCCACGACCTCGACGGCGAAGGCGATCCGATCTCGCTGGCGGAAGCCCGCACCACCACCTTCCCCCGGCGCAAAATCTTTCTCTGCTCCACCCCGACGATTGAAAGCCTCAGCCGGATTAACCGCGAATGGCTGGCGTCCGACATGCGCCGCTATCACGTCCCTTGTCCGCACTGTGGCGCGTTCAACCCGCTCAAATGGGACTGCCTCACCTGGCCGGATGGCGAATCGGAACGCGCCGTCTACGGCTGCCCGGCCTGCCACCAGACGATCCCGGAACACCACAAAACCGCCCTGCTCGCCGCTGGCGTCTGGATCGCCGAGCGCCCGGAATCCCCCACGCCCGGCTTTCACCTCAACGGCCTGTATGCCCCGATTGGTCTGGGGCTGACCTGGGCGGAACTGGCGACCGAGTGGGAGAGCAAAAAGCGCGACCCCTTCCAGCAGAAAACCTTTATCAACACCCGCCTGGGCGAATGCTTTGCCGACCCGGATGAAAAACTCGACTGGGACGAACTCAAGCAACGCGCTGGTGGCTACGAACCCCGCACCATCCCCGCCGGTTGCCTGCTGCTGACCGCCGGGATTGACGTGCAAAAAGACCGCTTTGCCCTGATCGTGTTGGGGCATGGCCGGGGCGGTATCTGCTGGGTGATTGACTACGTGGAGCTGCCGGCGGATCCGACCCGCCCGGACGCCTGGGCCATTCTTGACGATGCCCTGAAAACCACCTTTGCCGACACCCACGGCCACACCTACCGGATTACCGCCGCCGCCATTGACGCCGGCTACCTGACCGACGATGTGTTGCAGTTCACCCGCCAGCGGCGCGGTCTGGTGATCGCGGTTAAGGGCGCGTCCACCACCGGCAAGCCGATCATCGGCAAACCCTCAAAAGTGGACTTCACCTGGCGCGGCGCGGTCATCAAAGCGGGTGCGGAACTGTGGATCGTCGGCCATGACACCGCCAAGGCCCAGCTTTTTGCCCGACTGGCCGGTGACCGTAAATGCCTGCCGCAGGATCGGATGGTGCATTTTCCGACTGGGCTGGATGACAACTTCTACGGGATGCTGACCGCCGAGATTTACGACTCCACCAAGCGCCGCTGGGTGAAAATCCGCCCGCGTAACGAGGCCCTCGATTGCTTCACCTACGCCACCGCCGCCGCCATGCAACCCGCGCTACGGATTCACACCTGGCACGAACCGCACTGGCAAAAATGGGAAGCCCGGATCGGACTGGGCAACGACCTGTTCAGCGCCCCGCCCGTGAAAGAAAACCCCGCTCCCTTAACGACCCACGCCCCGGAAGTAAAGCCCGCGCCGGTTTCCTCACCTTCACCCCAACCTCCTGCTCCCGTTCGCCGTCAAACCGTCACCCGGAGAATCAGCCTGTGAACTGTGATCTGTTGGATTGGATCAGAAACGAGCTGGCCGAATGTCAGCCGGCGGCACTGGAACTTGTGGAGCCGGTGTTGCGCCGGGCGCGGATGACCTATGGCGGCGATACCGTCTACGTCCGCACACCTCGCCCGGAAGCAGTGTCCAGACGAACCGTTCAGCGCCGGTTACGGGCGGAACGGGCGGCGACTTGACCTGAAAATTATTTTCGACTGGCTTATTGCATAATATTATATGCGGTATATACTCTATCCATACCGCAGCACAATCAACCCAAGCCAAGGAGAAAAACGATGAAAACCGGATTCAAAATTTGGAAAGACGCCAACGGCTACCGGCTGCATTGCTGGTACAACCTGGGGACAGGGCGCGTATGGGACGGGCTGCCGTCCCTATTCGCCAGCCGAAAAGCTGCAGAAGCAGCGGGCCGCGCCCGCTGCAACAAGTAACCACCCGCCCCGGTTCGCCGGGGCTTTTTCTTTTTGGAACCCCCCCATGTCTCGCAACTCCAAAACCCCAGCCTCCCGAGCGGCCCGCCAGCGCACTTCCACCAAGGCCAACCAGGCGACGGTAGATGCCGGCGGGCGCCGCCTGGGCGTCCTCCTGCCCCCCGACACCGCCGCCAAGCTGCGGCGGATTGAGACAGACACCGGGCAAAGCGCCCGACAGGTCATCATCGGGCTGATCGATTCTGCCTGAACCGCCGGCGACAAACCCTCAGACATTGTCGCCTAAAAATGTCGCGCCGCCCCGTGTAAAAACGGGGCATGGCTACCATCTTTACCGGCATCCCCCTTGAAACTCTCGCGGCCCGACTTATCGAGGCCCAGGACGCGCTTCATCTATTATCGACCGGAGCTCAAACCGTATCGGTCGGCACCGGCGATACTCGCGTTTCGTTTACGCCTGCAACCGTCGGCAGCCTAAGGCAATACATCACCGACATCCAAAGCGCGATCAGCGCACTGTCCACCGGCGCCCGCCCTCGGAAGGGCGTTTACATCATCGGCGGCAACACCCGATGAGCGCCGCCGGCAAAATCCGCACACTCCGCCCGATGGCCCGCAGTGCGTTTGACGCCGCGACCACCAGCGCCCGCAGTCAGGACTGGGACCGTGTCGGCTACGGCCCGAACAGCGCCCTTGATGACAGCGACATCGCCCGCGCCCGCAGTCAGGACGCCGTTCGCAATAACCCCTGGATAGCCCACGCCCTGCGGATACTGGTTAGCCACACCATCGGCTGCGGTATCCAGCCCCGCCCCGTGATTGACGATCCCGCGATCAAAACCGACCTGCTGGACCTGTGGGAGCAATCACTACCCGAACTCGATGCAGACGGCGCTACCCATTTCTACGGGCTGCAAACCCTAATCACCCGCGCCCGGCATGAATCTGGTGAAGTCTTTATCCGGCTGCGCCCCCGGCGCCCCGAGGACGGTTTAGCCGTCCCCCTCCAGGTTCAGGCGATTGAATCTGACCTGCTGCCGACGCACCACAACAGCAGCAATGGCGGGAACAAAATCCGGCAGGGGATTGAAATAACACCCTACGGCAGGCGGGTGGCGTACTGGTTTTATCCTGAGCATCCCGGCGACCGCAACGGATTCAACACGACCGGTTTGAGCCGCGTTCCAGCCGAGGCCGTGCTGCATCACTACGAACCGCAACGCCCTGGACAACTGCGCGGCGTCCCCACGCCTCATTCCAGCCTGTACCGCGCCCGCAATTTGGACGGGTTTGAAATTGCCGAACTCGCCAGAAAAAAGGCGCGAGCCAAGTTCGTCGGGGCGATTTACAAGGAAACGCCCGAAGACAACCCGCTGACCGACAAGGCCGCCGAGGAAGACGATAGCCGCGCCTACGTCGATATTGAGGACGCCTACATGCTGCAACTGAAATTACATGAGCGCGTCACCCTGGAATCCGGCGACAGCGGCGGCAGTGGCGCAATGGATTTTATGCGGACCCACCTTCGGGCGATTGCGTCCGGCATGGGCGTACCGTTTGAGTTGATGACCGGCGATTACACCGGGACCAATGACCGGATTATGCGGGTGATTTTGAACGCCTTTTACCGGGATCTGGAGATTGCTCAGGAGCGACTGATCAATCAGGTGCTGCAACCGATTTGGGCGGCCTGGATGGATGCGGCGTGGCTGAGTGGCGCGATGAAACTCCCGAATTATCCGAACAATCGCCGCCGCTGGCAGCGGTGCCAATGGCGGGCGCACGCCTGGTCCTACGTCAATCCGCTGCAAGAAGCGCAAACCGCCGTGCTACGGATTAACAACGGGCTGACTTCACGTTCCGCCGTAGTCGCTGAATCCGGGTGGGATGCTGAGGATATTGACCGGCAACAAGCCGAGGACCACGCCCGCGAGGAATCACTCGATTTGCACTACGGCGACAAAGCGCCCATCCCCGCCGACACGAACATTCCCGACACTGAGATGGAGTCGCCCGCATGAAAACCTGGTACCGACTGCGGGCCGCCCGCAAAACCGCTGAGCTACTCATCTATGACGAAATTGGCGCATGGGGCAAAACCAGCACGGCGCTACTCAACGAACTGGCCGCTCTAGGCGACCTGTCCACGATCAACGTGCGGATCAACAGCCCCGGCGGCGATGTGTTTGAAGCCCTGGCAATGCACAACACCCTGACCCGCCACCCGGCAAAAATTATCACCCATATTGACGGCCTCTGCGCGTCCGCCGCTACGTTCGTGGCCCTGGCCGGCGATGAGGTCCGCATGGCGGATAACGCCATGATGATGATTCATGAGCCGTGGACCACCGCCGGCGGCAATGCCGAGGCGATGCAAAAACAGGCCGATCTGCTGGACACCATTGCTGAGCAAATCGTCAACCTGTACGCCCGAAAAACCGGCGCTGACCCGGCGGACATCCGCGAATGGATGCAGGCTGAGACCTGGTACACAGCCGATCAGGCGCTGGCCGCCGGGTTCATCGACATCATTGATGTGCCGCTGAAAATGGCCGCCCTCGCCGTACAGCACGACCTGTCTAAATTCAAAAACTCTCCCTTCCCTGTTTTATCTACTGTCATGGAGCCTGTTATGCCTGAAACCGAAATCCCGGACATCGTGATTGATGCGCCGGCCCCGCCGCCCGTCCATGACGCCATCCGGCCATTGGACGCCGTTACGACCTCGCGCCTGTGCCTGGCCGCCGGCGAACCGGGATTGATCCCGATCCTGCTGGCGATGCAAGTTACCGAGGACGATGTGAAATCCCGCGTCGCTCGCGCCGCTGCGGTTCGCCAGATTTGCGCGGTTGCGAAACAGCCCGAACTGGCCGCTGGCCTGATTGCCAACGACGCCGACGAAACCGTCGCCAAGGCGGCGACGTGGGCTGCCCTGGTGGCCCGCGACGAGGCCGCCCCGGTCAATACCGCGCCGCCTGCTGCTATTAGCGCCGGACTATCGGTCGATGACCGCTGCGCTGCGGAATGGCAGCGTGATCCGGCGCTACGGGCCGAGTTCGGCACTCTGGCGATTTACACCAGCTATGCCCGCGCCCAGGCCGCCGGGCGAATCAACCTCAAGAGCACCAGCCAATGACCACTCTCGCCGTAAATACCCCGCGCCCGGTGCAACTGGGCGACTTTGAACAGTACCCGATTATCGCCAGCGACATCATTTACGAGGGTGGCGCGGTGGGCCTCGTCAAAGCGACCGGCCACGCCCGCCCGCTGACCTCCGCTGACCGGTTCGTCGGCTTCGCCACTGAAATCTGCGACAACAGCGCCGGCGCCGCCGCCGCCAAAAACGTGCTGGTTCGCGTTCGCGGCGCGGTGCAACTGGCCGTGACCGGCGTCACCATCACTGATGTAGGCCAGCCGGTTTACGCCGCTGATGATAATGCGTTCCAAATGTCTCCGGTGGGCGGGTGGTTCGTTGGGTTCGTGCGCCGGTTCGTCTCGTCTGGCGTCGCCATTGTGGCCTACGACGCGCCCAACTATACCGACCCCTATGCGGCCTACGGCACTCGGGAAACGGTCGCTGGGGCGCTGACTCTGGACGCTCAGGACTGCGGAAAGCTGTTTTGGATCACGGCTGACGCTGGCGTGATTACTCTGCCGGCGATTGCGGACGGGGTTGCCGGATTCCTGGTGGTGAATGGTGGCAGTTATGGGACTGTGCTGGTGACGGTCAGCCCGGATGCTAATGATATGATTCTGGCGCCAGACCTAGCCGGCGTGAATGACAAAGACCTGCTGAATACCAAAGCGACCGCGCAGCGCGGCGACCGGGTCCGTCTGATAAACGGCGATGCAGACGGCTATCTGGCGACCGAGCTAGTTGGCGTTTGGGCCAAACAGGGTTAAGGGGAATAACGATGGGTGCTACTACTCTTTCCAGCCGCGCCATTATTGGCCGGTTTTATGCCGCGCTTGAGCAAAATACTGGCGCGGCCTGGGTGGATCCGGTTTCGATGCTGTTCACCAGCGATCAGCCGAGTGAAACCTATGCCTGGCTGGGCCAGGCGCCGGCAATGCGCGAGTGGATTGGCGGGCGATTGGCAAAAGGGTTCCGCGAGAACGGGATCACCATCGCTAACAAAAAATTCGAGGCGACGCTGGATATTCCGGTCGATTGGATGCGCCGGGATAAAACCGGGCAAATCCAGATTCGCATTGACGAAATGGCGCAACGAGCGCAGGCGCATTGGGCTAGCCTGCTGACCACGCTGATTATTGCCGGTGAATCGGCGACCTGCTATGACGGCGATACGTTTTTTGGCGGCGCTCATACCGAGGGCGACAGCGGGACGCAGGATAATGATATTGAGGTCAATATCACCACCACGACTGCGCCGACTGCCGCCGAAATGGAAACCGCAATTCTGACTGCGGTGCAAACCATTATGGGCTTCAAGGACGACCAGGGCGAACCGATGAATGAAAACGCTAGTCGTTTTCTGGTCATGGTTCCGACTCCGTTTATGTCCGCCGCCGCCGCCGCTCTGAATAGCCCGATTATCACGACCGGCAGCACCAGCTACACGAACACACTGGTAAATCTCGGCGGGTTTGGATTCCAGATGGCCGTCAATCCGCGCCTGACCTGGACTGAAAAGCTGGCGGTGTTCCGGGCTGATGGCGGCGTCGCTCCATTCATCCGCCAGGAAGAAGAGGCGCTAAAAATCAGCGCCATCGCCGAGGGGTCTGAGGAAGAGTTCAAGAACGACCGGCATTTGTACGGCATTAAGGCCATGCGGAATGTGGGCTACGGGTACTGGCAGCGGTCCTGTCTGGTGACGTTCACCTAATCACAAAAGCCCCGGCATTGCCGGGGCTGAGGATTGAGTTATGGCTGACTTTGAGGGGAATATGCTGCGCCCTCCGCCTACCGCCGCATCAGTGACCATGATACCGTTCGGCCCGATCACAGAAACGAATCTGCAAGATGGGCTGGAAGAAATGACACCTATGCTGTATGCCGCCCAAGTTATGGCCGCAACCCTTTTTGGAGCTTTATAAATGGCCGCTTCACTGACTTTTGCTAAAAATATCGTTGATATTCACAAGACGATTCTGCCTGCTGATACCACCGCATGGGTGGATGTCTACGACAACAGCGCTGGTACGGCTAATATCCGGGTTGAGGCGCTAACACTGTGTTCTGATGACACCAGTACCGTTAATATCCAGTTTGGTCGTTATGTTGGCGCAACGACTTATCCGATTGGCACAGTTCGCGCCGTGACTCTCAGTGGAACGGACGGGGCTACAGCGCGAGTGAATTGCCTGACTACGGTCGGCACCACCGCTGCGGATGGGATTCCAGTCATTGAAATCCCGGCTGGCGTAAAACTGCAAGCTAAGAGTCTCGTTGCTGTCACCTCGGCCAAGACCGTGACGATCACGGGATGGGGCCGGAACTTCGCGGCTTAATCCTATGCGCCGACTCCCGCCTCACCTCGCCCCTCTCGGCTATTCCCCGCGCCGTTATCTGCCACTCTCGCCTGCGCCCGTGTTGGGCATGGGCGAACGATTGACGGATTTGCGGGAAATGCAGTTGTTATTTGCGAATGGCGAGAACGGCGGCTACTGGCCCGCCGATCCTCAGTATTCGTTTGAGGACAGCGCGGGGACGTTGGCGGCGAGTGTGAATGGGGTGGTGGGTTATCGCATGGACGTAGCTCTTGGAAAACATGCGGTTCAGGCGACTACTGCCAACAAACCCTACCTCCGCCGCACTCCCACCACCGACAAACCATGGTACGACTCCAACACCGCGACCGGGGCGATGAATGTCACGTTTGCGAGTGCGATGGGAAGGCGGAATCTGCTGACGTATACGGAGAATTTTAGCGCTTGGATTGCTGGAATTTACGATCAGCACGCTAGGCCTACAGTAACGTCAAACACAGACATAGCGCCGGATGGCAGTCTAACGGCAGATACACTTACTTGCACACACGTAGAAGCGAGTACAATAGGAAATACGACACCGACGATAGCAGCATCAGCTAATCAGGTTTTTACTATATCCTGTTGGGTAAAATCATCCAATATATCTACGTTTAGATTTTGTATAGCGTATGGAACATCTGGATACTCGTTTGGAAATCATCTTGGGTATACATTCTCTTTACCGATAACAATAATAAACAGTTGGGTTAGATACTCTTTTACTACACAGCTACCAAACAATGCGTCTATCACTACAGTTCACGCCTGTATTTCATTCGGTAGTGCAACGGTCGGAACTACCATGCAAGTTTGGGGCGCACAACTCGAACTCGGCTCCACCCCCACCGACTACCAAAAGATAGTCGCCGGCCCATCTGCCGTACTCGATCCAGTCGCCCTCACCGCGACTTATCCCCAGAACATTTCAGCCACTACGAATTGCACCATTGCCTGTGTGACTCCCGAAGGCGTCGTGATTGCCGACAATCAGACCGTGAGGACTACATTCAACATCGCGCCTGCATTCGGCTACAACAGCGACGTCCTCATCATCAACCGCGCCCTCACGCCCGCAGAAAAGGCGCTAGTGACGCGAGTCATGCAGCGGAGCGTGCCGAGTCTAGGGAGTAATCTCGCTGTCAACGGCTCATTCACCACTGACACTGATTGGACTAAAGGGAGCGGGTGGAGCATTGACGGAACTGCCGCTAAATCAGCCGGAACAGCATCCAATCTCACGCAAACATTGGGCGTCTCTGGTAACCAGTACCGGGTGACAGCCGATATAGCCAGAACTGCTGGAACCGTAGGCGCATACAATGGAACGGCGCAAATCGGCGCGACTGCCGCAACGGAAACTGCCGCAAAATACGCCATGAAAACCACGTCAACCACGGTTGGATTCAGAGGCGATGCGTCGTTTGCCGGAACCGTAGATAACGCCGTGATTCAGGAAATTCTCTAATGTGGACAGAACGCCTCGCTCTTTCCATCCCGCTGACTCTCATTGCCGAAGCGAATACTTTGGGCGCGATCATCGACCAAGACAGCGGCGGTTCACTCACATTCGACCCTAACCAAACGGTCGGCGATTACGTTGTAGCCTACGTCCCGTTCACTGAAACTATGCGCGGCGTGGTTGAACGGCGCATAGCGGCAGAGTGGCAGGCCGCTATCGCCCAACGTGCAGAACAGAAAGGCATGGAACCGCTGAGTCCTGAAACCATTGAACTGCTGCGAAGCTCGCTGAAAATTGGTGACGAAATTGAATCCGAAATATGAAGCCGCCGCATTTGGTTTTGCGGTGTCCGTGATAGGTGCAGCGCTTTGTCTGATTATTGCCATACTGGTGAATTAAAATGTGGGAAGAATTGTGGGTAGTGGTTAAGGTTCCGCCTCAGAGTAAATCCCATTGAAAGCCCTTCTGCTTTCCTGCTTATTACTGACGGGTTGCGCGACTGCTGATTACGCGCAGATGGCTGATGTGACTACGACCGCTGTTTTCATGGAAACCGGACTCGGCGTTGAAGGGAATCCTGTTTGGGGCGGCGCGAATTGGCCGGTGATGATCGTGGTAAAGCTTGGCGTGAATGAAGCCATCAAATACACGCCAAAAGAAACCTGTGAGCCGTTGCTGATGTTCTCGACCATGCTCGGTAGTGGCGCGGCGCTGTGGAACATCGGCATCATGGCCGGGAGTGGGCCTGCTGCGATACCTGTTGCTGCAATGCTGTGGGCATGGCAGTGGGATAATTGGACGCAAGATTCTGTAAACGATTGTCAACGAGGAATACTGAAATGAAATCTATCGCTCTTGCTTTATCGCTGTTGATTGCCCCGGCTGCTTATGCTGGAACCTGTGCCGGCCCAGGCGGGTGTGTCTGCCCGGTCGGACAGGTCTGGGATGATTGCAAACACACCTCAGTCGGCCCCGGCTCCTGCATCCCCGGCTGCATCGCAGCCCCGACTCAGGTAGTGCCGACAGGCCCGGCCCAACTGTGCATCGCCGGAGTGTGCGCTCCAGTGGTTTATGGCTGGAAAGGTGATATTGCAACGGCTGAATCCACTGCGCCTAGCGGTTATCAGGTCATCGGATGGGCTGGACCTTGTGGCTATTCCGATAGATCGCAATGCCCGGATATTTTCAACCAAGCGTTTGCCGATCTGCGGCTGAACGCGTTGAAAGCGCATCGAGCGCAGAACTTCTAAATGAAACCGATCTTCGATATTCTTGATCTGGTAGCAATCGTCGTGACGATGTTTGCCGTCTGCGTTTGGATGCCATTTTTCGTTGCATGGCTATTAGGGCCGTAAGATGATCGACGTGGAGTAGCGTGTTTATCCCCGATCCTGCCCAACTCGATATTCACATTGGGCAGTTCCGATGAGTTCCGTAACTAATGAGCGCAGCAATGAGCCAACTGGACACGATCATGGCGCAGGCCGTACACCCCGCCTTGCGCCGGGTGCTGGGGGATGCCGCGGTTTACACCCCGCCGTATACCCCGCCCGCGGAACCGGCCCCGGTCAGCACCTGGGCGATGTTGCGGAAAGGCAGCGATCTGGTCGGGCAATACGCGCCCCGCGTGGAAACCCGCCTGACCGCACAACTCCCGGTGGCCGAGGTCCCGCGCCCCCTGATCGGCTCCACCCTGACCATCAACGGCGTCACCTACCGGATCGACCAGATCCCGGAAGAAACCGCCTACTTCGTTACCGTCGCCCTGCGGGAGATCACCCCTTGACCGCCCCGACCACTGTCCTCATCGATGCCCTGAAAACCCACCTTCAGGGCATTACCGCGGCCAACGGCTATGCGGTCACCGTCGCCAGCGTCAGCACCGGCCGCAGCGCGTTAGCGGGCGACTCTAGCGGCCCGTACCCGGCGATCACCCTCACCCCCCTGAGAGACGACCCCGGCGAATCCGCCGCGCCACAACGGCGCTTTCAGCAATGGACCCGCACCGTGGCGCTGGAAGCGGTGATTCAGGAGAACACCGCCTGGGACGCCGAGATGGACGTGCTGTGGGATGCCATTCGCCATCGGCTGACCACCTTTACCGCCGCGCCACTGAATTACGGCGCTGTTGAATTTGCCGGGCCAGACGACCTCGGCGGGCAACTCGCCAGTCTGCGTTTTCTGACCACTCTCCTCTATCGCCTCACCCTCAAGGAATCCTAATCATGGCCGACCGTGGCTTGTTTACCAATCTGACTTTCCGCGCTGACCGTTGGGTTGACGGCGCAAAAGCCGGGTACATGGACGCGTTCAATGTGTCCGAAATGACCCTGACCCAGCCCGACCCGGACACCAAAACCCGCGTGTCCTACATGACTGAATCCTACGGCTCCGCCCTGGGCGCGATTTCCGTGCCAAAACCGGTCGAGATTCAGATCAAGACCGACTCGCTCCCGGCCCCGTACCTGGCCATGGCGTTGCTCGGCGAACCGGCGGCCTACACCCAGACCGTGGCGGCCGCCGATACCGCCGGCACGTTCACTGCAATTCACGACAAATGGGTGGCGCTATCCCGCTGCGAACTGACCGCGTTCGCCATTTCCGGCAAGACCCTGGGCGCCGACTACGAAGTGCATCTCCTGGCGGGGCTGGTCAAGGTGCTGAGTACCGGCACCATTACCAACGCCAGTACCGTCAACTACACCCACGCTGCCCCGGCCCGCAGCGGTCAGAAGATCGTCGCCGGTACCCAGAGCCTGATTCAGCTCACCCTGCACGGTTCCGGCATCAACGCCGACACCGGCAAGCGCTGCGGGCTGCTGGTCCACAAGGCCAATGTCAGCCCCTCCGGTGGCTTGAGTTTTGTCGGCACCGACTACATCAGCATGACCCTCAAGGGGACGCTGATTAAGCCGGATGATCAAGCCGGGCCGTATGAGTACTGGGAATTCGAGTAATTGACCCATGCCCACCCCGGTCATCACCCTGGGCAGTGTGACGCTGCCGGGGGATTTGAAATGGGCGGATGAATTCGCCTGGAGCGCGGTCGCCCGGTCAGCGGAATACAGCCTGACCGGGGCGCTCATTGTCGAGGAGGCCACCAAGCAGGCCGGTCGCCCGATCACCCTGGAAGGCAAGAGCGAAAGCCAGGGCTACATCTGGCTGGAACGTAGCGCGATTCTGGCCCTGCACGCCCTGGTCGCGACGCCCCTGTGGACCGGAACCCTGACCCTGGCCGATGGCCGCACCTTCAGCGTCATGTTTCGTGACGACGGGCTGAGCGCAGAACCAGTGCTACATCAAAACCATACCGCCGCGCTGGACAGCCTGCCGTACACCTTCACTTTGAAATTGCAGGCGGTGTGACCGTGCACCCATGCATCGGCCAGCGCCCGCACCATCTTGCCATGCGTGACGCAGAACGCCTCACCGGCCCAGTTTGGCCCGGCCCAGAACAGCCCGACCACCATAACCCACTGATAACGACGCATGGCTGACTCCCGGAATCTGGTCCTGCAACTGCTAATTACCGCCAAGACGGAAC